CAGTTCGCGGACCTCAAGGGTCCGATCATGAACGGGCAGCGCGGCATCAGCCAGAACTTCCCGATCATCGAGTCGCTGCAGCCCAACCCCACTGTGCTCGACGAACTCATCGACGTGGCCCCGCAGCAGATGCGCGGCTCCGAGGTGGTCATCACCCTCAGCGAGTACGGCAACGCCATCGAGGTGACCAAGTTCCTCGTCGCCACGGCGTACGCCGACGTGTACAAGCAGGCCGCGTACATCAACGGCTACAACCTGGCGGAGAGCTACGACTACATCGCCCGCGCGGTGTTCGGCCAGGGCTCGCGGGTCTGGTTCCAGAACAAGCACACCGCCCGGAACCAGTTCACCGGCCAGACGGTAACCGCCGACCAGATGTCGATCCGCTTCATCGAACTCCTGTCGATGATCGGCGCGCGAGCCACCAAGATGCCGCTGTACGAGGACGGCGCCGTGGCCACGGCCGTGCACCCATTCGTGTTCTACGACCTGATGCAGGACAACGCCAACGGCGGTCTGCGCACCATGTCGCAGTACAGCCATCCGGAGTTGCTGTTCAACGGCGAGCTTGCCTACTGGGGCGGCTTGCGGATGATCGTGACCGCCAACGCCAAGGGCTTCTGGGGCGCGGGCGCCGCACCGGCGTCAGCCGTGGCGACCACCCTTGCGTCGGCAGCCAACCCTGGCGACACCACCATCTCGGTCGCGGCGGGCACCAACATCACCGTGGGCATGTGGCTGGCGATTCAGGACGCGACGGAGCCCGGTAACACGTGGAGCGACTCCAATGAACTGTTTATGGTCACTGGCGTTGCTGGCACCACGATCACTGGCTTCGCTCTCGACCCAGGCCCAGGTGATGCTGCGGGTCTCCGCTTCGCGCACGCCTCCGGCGCTGCCGTCAACAACAACAACTCTGTGTTCCCCGTCCCGGTGTTCGGCCCCAACAGCGTTACCAAAGCTTCGAGTGACTGGACAGGGCCGTACGGTGAGACTGTCGTCACGGGTCCGTTCGACCGTCTCGGTCGATTCCTGACCTTCGGCTGGTACGGTATCGAGGGCTACAGCCGCACTCGGAACGCGTGGCTGTTCCGGGGTGAGGTTGGTTCCAGCCAGTCGTGACCGTCATTCACGTTGAGGGGACCCACGTAGATCCCCCGGCCAACTCGTCCAAGGACGGCGATTACTATGATCGTTGCCCCTCCGACGGGTGCATGGAAGTCGATGCAGCCCATCGCAGCGAGGGCGACCGGTCTGGCGCTCGTGAAAACGTCCACGACTGGTCGATCTTCAACGCCGATGTCCGGAAGGGGGGGTGCGGGTTTACGTGGACTCGAACCACCTCGACCGGGGTAGACAGAGACCATCGACTGGGCCGTGAGTCACGCTGGCGGACCAAGTCGGCGGGGGCGGAGAGGTTTCTCTCCGCTCCTTCCGATGCCTACCGCGACAACTACGACCGGATCTTCAGGAAGGGCGCGTACGCTGATGTTGATCAAGAACGCGCATCCTGACCACATCGGGCTGGAGACCATCGACAACAATGTGCTTCACACCCGCTGGCCATGCGTCTCGCATCCCGCTGAGATGCCGTGCCTGGAGGCGCAGCATCGCCTGGCGCGCAAAGGCATCGCCACGCTGACCCAGGCGCCGCGCGTGGTGCCTGGAGTAGCCTACAGGCCACCGGAGAAGCTCGCGTGATTCAATTCTCAGAGTCCATAGCCGACTGCTATGTGCTGCCCGCGCGCAACGTCATGCTGCCGTCGACGCCTGGGCGCCAGGTGCGCTTCCTGCAGGGCCACGCGGTGATCAAGCACGGCCGCGATCTGGTGGCCATGATGCTGCGCCCCGACGTGAAGATCCAACTCACGCCGTACGCCCTGTCCTGGCTGGAGACCTTCTTTGCTGAGGCTGGTGAGCGGGTGCGCGCCGAGGTGCAGTGGCCCGAGCGTCAGGCCCAACGCACAGTGGCAACGGAGCCGGAGAGCGTGGTCTGGGACCCGTCGCGCAAGGAGGAGATCCTGAGTGGGGCAACTAGCCAAGACCCTGATCCGGGAACTGAGTGAGCGGGTAAGCGACTTCGCGCTGGCCACCCCGGCGGTCGGCGGCACGACCACGCTCATCGACGCCGATCTGCGCCAGTATTTCCCGCAGCCGCTGCAGCAATTCAACGGCTGGGTGTACTGTCCCATGGACAGCCCCGACGCGCTCAATCGCGGCGTCGAGCGGCGCGGCCAGACCTGGGACCCGACCAACAGCACGCTGATCCTGTACTCACCGGGCTTCCCGCAAACCATCACGGCGGGCGAGTACGAGATCCGCATGCGCTTCAAGCGCGACCGGGTACTCAAGGCGCTCAACTCGGCCATCGGTCAGTTGGGACTCACGTGGTACCGCAAGATCTGCGACGAGACGATCACCACCCAGCCCAGCACATGGATCTATTACCCGGCTAATACGACCAACTGGTCGCTGATCTACAAGGTCGAGATCCAGATCAACACCGCCGAAGAGCAGATCGGCTACCCGTTTGCCGACGCCGACTACCTGAACTGGCGCCCGCGCTACTGGACCGACGACCAGGGCAACGACACGTGGGCCATCGAGTTCGGCATCCTGCCGCCCGTCAACCGCCAGCTACGCATCTTCGCGGAGGGCTTCTACCCCCAGCTTACCCAGGACACGGATGTGCTGGCCATCTCCGGCAAGTGGGAGGGCGGCGCACTGGAATGGATCTACGACTTCGCGGAGTTCCGGCTGAACGATCAGTTGACCAACCGCATTCCGACGGGTGAGGCGGAGAAGATCAGGCAGCAGGCGCTGGACCGCCTGGAGCGTCAAAAAAACGACATCCTCGTGAACGCCCCGAGCCACCAGCCCGGCCGCATCGTGACGCCTGGCCACGGCGACGCGATGGCCTTCCCATCGCCCGAGGACTGGCGCTTCCTGGGCGCCTTCAAGTCAGCCAGCTTTCGGTTGGGCTAAGTGTCGATCCTGCCCTGGCCGAATCCCATCCCGGGTCAGGCCGATCAGGTCATCATCGACGGCATGCCGATGGAGTTGGTGCCTGGCAAGTACGGCGTCGAGGAGGCCGACCGCTTCGGCGCCAAGGTCAGCCAGGGGGAACTCAAGTACGCCGACTTCAACCCGTACGAGAGCGCCTGGGCCGTCAGCGCGTTGACGGGCGGCGCGGGGTTGCGCAGGTACTCCGATGCGCCGGGCGACCCTGACCAGTACCGCTCGCTGTACGAAGAGACCGACAACGTCAACTGCGCGTTCGCCCCGACTGTGCTCTCCCCCGAGATCCAGACCTACGCGCTGCCTGGCGCGACCGGACCCGCCGTGTGGATGGGCGAAGACTACCGCGCGGCGGCTATCGGCGGCAGGATGCTGGCTGTCGGGCCGTCGGGAGCGACCAGCACCACGGTCTGGTCGCGCGGTACGACCGGGACGTGGACCGTCGTGGCCACCGTCGCCAAGGGGCCTGCGGTCGACACTGCCATCGGTGTGTACCAGGGCTATCTGGTGATCGGCTTCGGCAGCGCCTTCACCGCCGTGGCGCTCACGCCCGCTGGCGCCTTCATCGACGTGCTGCAGAAGGCCGATCAGCCCGGTGGCGCGGTGCCCATCTACGTCTGGGCGTACACCAACGACCACGCCGCCAGCTACGTCGCGGGGGGTCCCTCGACAGGCAACTTCCACGTCATCCTGTCGAGCGTGTTTGCCGACCACGATTACGCCGGTCCTATCGACACAGGCGACACGATGGTTACCTCGCTGGCGCCTGGCGGCGGTCTGGTGGGCGTGTACGTCGGCAAGGTCGACGCGCTGGGCGAAGTCGACACCCAGGCCATCTACCGCGAACTGATTCCGTTCGACTCGCGGCTGAACACCAACTGTCGCCCGCTCAAGTGGATGCTCGCCTCTGGCACCAACGCACAGCGGGGCTCGATGTCGCTGGTCTTCCCGCGCGAGCGCGGCCTGTGGGAGTTCGCTCCGGCAGACCAGTTCTCGGGCACCGCGTCCTCGATTGCGCCATGGACCTCGAACTACCGGCGTCCACCGAACGCCAGGGGCGTGGTCACCGCCATCGTCGGCACGCAGCGCTTTCTGTACTACGCCTGCCAGAACAACCTGGGCCATACGTGGATCTGGCGCAACGACCAGACCACCGGCGCGCCGCACACCTATCTGAGCCTCGGCGCCACGGTCGTGCGCTCGATGGCGGTGACCTATCTGTTCCCTGGCCAGCCGCGTCTGCTGTTCTCGCTAGCCAGCGGCCAGATCGGGGAATGCATCCTGCCGCTCGACGGCGACGCCGAGTTCGACGATCCCGCCTGCCGCTACCAGCCGACGGGCACCCTGACGCTACCTGACATCGACCTGGGCTTTCCGGATGAGGATAAGGTCAGCTTCGCCGTCCGGGTGATTGCCGACGATCTGGTGGGCGTGGCACAGACCATCGACGTGCAGGCGCTGATCGACGGCATCGAGCCGTGGCTCGACCTGGGCACCGTGCGCGACTCGCCCGCAGGCGAAGTCGAGTTTCCCATCGGCGCGATTCAGGTGGCCAAGCGCATCAAGCTGCGGCTGATCCTGAAGACCAGCGACCCGACCATTACCCCCAAGCTGTGGGGCATCAGCGCCCGGCTCAGCCTGAACACCAAGGTCTACCGGCTGTTTGTGCTCCAGACGCGGCTGCCAGGCGGCTCGTACGGCACGCTGGCCGAAGACCTCCAGAACCCGTACCTGCAGATCATCCACTCCTGGGACATCCGTCGCGGGGGCATCCCGGTGCCGTTCTCCGATCCCTGGAACGACCTGTATCAGGTGCGCGTGCTCAAGCTGCAGCAGCAGGAGGCGCTGCGCGAGCCCGACCGGACGCCCGAGTGGGTCCTCGACTGGACGCTGCTGGAATATACCTCGGGTGAGGGCAAGGTCGGCACGTTCGTCTGGGACATGCCCTGGACACGCGACCCTGTCAACAACCCCGACGCGGCAGCGCTGTACGGCTACGACGCCCCGCTGGCGCTGTACGATACCAGCATAGGAGCCTAGCCGTGCCACTGGACACCACCAACTTCCACCCCCAGGGTCCGGTCAAGAGCGTCGACATGATGCAGTTCTACAACCTCTTCACGGGGGTCATGACTGATCAGCCGGTGACGTTCTCGAACACGCTGACGCTGGGCGGCAACCAGAGCGTCTCGACGGTACCCATGCGCGTGTACGGCGCCATCGGCCAGAACACCGACCTGATCGACCTGTACGCCGACAAGAACCAATCGCAGCCCGGGTTTGGCCTCAGCGCGGCAGGCCGTTTCGCCTGGGGGCCTGGCGGTGCCAGCCCGCAGGACACCTTCCTGTCGCGCATCGGTACCCAGAATGGCCATGCCAGTGACACGCCTGGCCTGCTGATCAACCCGACCCTGGAGGTCACCGGCAACGTCGTGGCGGGCGGTACCATCTCGGCGCTGGGCTACAACTTCACCAACGGCGCCACGCTGACTGGCCCTGCCGGTACCCCGAACCGCTTGGTGATCAAGAACGAGCTACAGGTCGTCAACGCTGGCGCTCGCGGATGGATAAGCGTTGGCTTACCCGGCTCCGGTTTGATCTTGCAGACTACTCCCAACAACGACAACATCGCCAGCATCGAGGCGCCTGGCGGCTTCCCTATACTTTCGGGCAACGATGCGGTCTACCTGGCGCAGAACGTCCACAATGATGGCACGAACTGGGTCTCGTACAACACCGGCCAGGCATCGTCGCTGTTCTACCTGAGTTCGGACAACTACTTCCATTTCGCCACCGCAGCGGTCGGCTCGGTGACGTTTGGCGACATGGCGTTTATCGACAGCAACGGCTCGATAGACCTCAAGGGCGCGATAGCGCTCAACGGCTCCAGGGGCGCCAACGCGGCGAGCATCATGTGGCGGATCAGCAACCCATCGTCGGGCGCCGACATCCAGATGTTCGCTGAGAACCAGAATATGTACCTGTGGAACGGTGGTACCGGCCAGCTAGTTCTGCAAAAAGTCTCGGCTCCGACAGGCTGGATGGGGATCTGGTGCGGAGCGATCAGGATGGAAGCTGGCAACCTGACGATTGTCAACGGTGGTGTTGTTGCCACTGGTGGATTCATCTCGACCAACCAGAGCTTCTCGTGCGGCTACCAGGGGGGCTATCAGACCAAGGACTCCGGCGGCGGCGCGATCAACATGCTGTGGAACGATGGCAGCGCGAACGTGCTCAATGCTGGCATTGCCAACTCGATCCGCATCGTCAACGTCGGCAACAGCGCGCAGTGGGCGCAGTGGAATACCACCGGCTATACCCAGAATGTTGGCTACATCGCTTCCACTGTCGGCGGGTTCGTAGCAGGGGCTGCGACGTACGACTTCAACGGCGCAAAGATCTCCAGCGACGGCAACGTGAGCTTTTATCTGATCGCCAACCAGGGCGGTACGAACTGGTTCCAGACGGCGGGCCGTGCGGCGTGGGCAGGCATCAACGCCTCGGCGTTTAGCGTGCAGTCGGCGCTCAAGGACAAGCAGGACATCGTCCCGCTGTGCGACAACCCCCTGGCGCTGCTGCTCGACGAGAACCTGAGCGCTATCCGCTACACAGACAAGCTGAGCGGGCAGAGACGTGTTGGGTGGGTCGCTGATGCGTGGGATAATGTTCTGCCCGGCATAGTGGATTACTACCCCGACGGAGAGGTACTGAGCCTGGACTATGCACGTGTGGGAGTTGTCACCTTCGAGGCGCTCAAGCAATACGTTCACCAGACGGACGCCCGTCTGGATGCTATAGAAGCGAGGTTAGCCGCATGACCCTTCAGGATCAGTACACCGAGACAACTAACCCGGCACTTCAGGCCAGAGTGCAGATGGCAGCGGCCAGTACCGCGCAGGCTATCGGCGCGGAGGCAGCGAATACGCCGAACCACGCCAACCGCGCCCAGCTTGCGTCGCGCGTGGCACAAGCGCCGGGCCAGTACACGATGCCATTCACCAACATGGTATGCGCCGAAGGTATTACCTCAGCGTCGACCGACGCCGACATCGCCAACATGATCAGTGCAGTGTGGAACACCATGGCCGGTCCGGACCTGACGCTGACTGTACCGTGAAGCGTATCCTGCTGCGCTCAATCCCCGACCCGCGCGCTCCGCTCTCCAGTGATCCCGGCTACGAAGCTGGACGCGCTGACTGGCGGAGCATGGTCGAGCAGGCTGTGCGCATCCCGCTTGACCGCGAGAAAGGCGCCAACATCGACGAGATGCGCAAGAGCATCCGCATCCTCGACGCGCTCGACGCCGCCCAGGACGATGTACTCACGCTCGAAGACGCCGACTGGGAGTTCCTCAAAACCAAGGTCGAGAAGTGCCCGTGGGG